AAGTTCAAAGAGTATCTCAACAATATTCCAAACATATACGAACAGTCGGTTGCTCAACTACAAAAGAAAGGTGTTCAAGTCATCAATGGATCATTACAAAGTAGGGTTGAATGCTTTGAGAGAGTATCACCTCAAAATGCTCTTGATATTGCTTTGAAGGGTGGTATATTATAGAAGCATGAAGAAGAAACTCACATGGAAAACAATTCCAAATTACGAAGGATTCTACGAAATCAGCAATACGGGTATGGTTCGAAACAGGTTTGAAAAGATTCTCCGATCATATAAAGAAGGAAATGGATATATGAGGATCGAATTGAACAAGAATGGTTCTGCAAAAAAACATTCAATTCACAGGTTGGTCGCAGGTGCATTTCTCGGAAAGAGAGAACTTCCATATGAAGTGAATCACATCAACGGGAATCGTGTTGACAACAATGTTGAGAACTTGGAATGGTTAACAAGATCGCAAAACATCAGAGATACACATATCAAGGGAAGGCACAATCAGAAAAGCGAAAAGAACAATGCAACGAAATTGACAAACAGAGAGGTTTCAAGGATCAAACTTGCTTGTTTGTGTGGCATCAAAAAATCAGAGATATCAAAGATATATAATATTGCAGAAAGCACAGTATTCAGTATCGCAAATGGGACAAACTGGAAGAATATAAATTTGATTGAAGTATAAAATGAAGAAACTAAAATTCGCAATATACCACGATTACATTCCCCGTTGTGGTGGTATAGAATCAGCAGTATATAATCTCGCAAAGGTTCTCAGAGAGAAGTTTGATATCACAATATGTTTCCGAAGTGCTGAGAGTTATGAATCACTCTTGAAATACTCAACTGTTGCAGATGTCGTTCGTTTAGATGATACCAAGAAGGATCAGATCCTTGAGTTTGATACTTGTTTGATAGCATCAAACCATACTCAACCAAAACAGATCCAAGCAAAGAAATACCTTCAATGGATACATTCCGACTATGAGAAATACAAACTCAAACTTGCTCAGAATAAAGTTGATGTATATGTAGCAGTAAGTGATCATGCAGGTAGGATTGCAAAGAAACTATTCGGAATCAAACCAATAACCATTCAGAATATACTAGATCCTGATTTCAATGTTCCTGATATGAAGAAGGTTTTGAAACTTGTAACCAATTCAAGGGTATCACCTGAGAAGGGGTTTGGAAGAATGTTGCAGTTCGCAGAAGGACTCAAGAAAGAGGGGATTGATTTCCAATGGTGGGTATATGGGGACAATTCACATTTCCCGAAGGAGTATTGGCAATTGATGGATAATTTCCGACATATTCCCGAAGTGTTATTTGTAGGGTACAGAGAGAACATCACATATGGACTTGCTCAAGCAGATTATCTTGTTCAATTATCAGATTTTGAAGGGTGTCCTTATTCAGTCCTTGAAGCACTCAAGGTTGGTGTTCCTTGCATACTCACAAACTTTCCATCAGCGAGTGAGTTGATAACTCATGGTGAAAATGGTTATATTGTAGATATGAAGATGGAAGATATTGACTATCAACTTATCTACAGAGAAATACCGACAGGAGCAAAACTAAATCAAGAAAATATTCCAAAACAATGGGAAGATATAATCAACTTGTAAAATTGAGGGTAGTTTCAAAGTATCACGATGTTCAGTTGAAGAAACACATGGTGGTCGGAGAAACTTTGGAGGTTGATCGAGAGAGAGCAAAACTTCTTCTCGGTTTGAAAACACCAAAGAACAATGCTATCGTTGAGATATTAGAAATACATAATTTGTTAAAAAGCAAAAAATGAAACTCTATACATTGAGAGTGAGGACTCCATACTTTGATGTGATGCTCGACAGGAGAATGTCAACAGGAGAGATCTACGAAACAAACAAAGAGAGGAAGTCGAAGTTGATAGAAATGAATCTTGTTGAAGTGATCAGCGAGAGAAACATTGAGATTGAGGTTGAGAAGTCAAAAGATGCTCAACCAAAGAAATCAACCAAGAAGAAAACACCAAAGAAGGGAACAAAGAAAGTTGAAAAGAAACAATCAACAAAATAGGTTGGTGTTTTGGGTAGTTAAAAAGAGAATTGACTTTGGAAGATATGATATATGTTTGAGAAAGAGGTTCTCAATGAAATGCAGAAGGATAGAGTAAAGAATTTGAACGGGCGATGTAGTGGGGTAGGGTAGGGCATAACTCCCCTATTACACCATAGAAAGGGCATAAAACAGGCATTTAGGGGTATATGGTCGGAAGAGTAGGGGAGTGTGGATAACTTAACAAACTATATAGATGAAGGAAATCAAAACAACAGATATCAAACCAACAAAAGTAATAGATTCAGGGTTGACTCCTCAGCAGGAGTTGTTCTGCAAGTTGTATGCGACTGTTAGAGAGTTCTTCGGAAATGGAACTCAAGCATACATCGAAGCATATGATGTTGATATATCAAAAAAAGGTGCATATGATGTTGCTAGATCAGGAGCATATGAAAACCTTACAAAACCTCACATACTCGCAAGAATTAGAGAATTGATGGAAACAGGAATACTCAATGATGAATTTGTTGATCGGGAATTGTCATTCCTCATAGAGCAAGATGCAGAAAAATCGGTCAAGTTGGGAGCAATCAGAGAATACAATCAGTTGAAGGCAAGGATAAAAAGCAAACTTGAGGTCGGTCTTGATTCTGATTCAATCGAAGGAGTTAAAATTGAGATTGTAAAGAAGAAAGATGATACAAGCACAACCACAACCACAGAAGAAAATACTTAATGTTCAAGCAACAGGAGTATATGAGAGTATCGTTGACAACATTGATGCTCACAAGATACTTTGTTTAGAAGGAGGGAGTCGTTGCTTTGACGGGGATCAGAAAGTGATCACTAAAGAGGGATCAAAGAAGATCTCTGATATTTCTACGGGGGAATTTGTTCTCTCTGGAAAAAGCAAGGGGTTTAAGAAGGTCAAGAGAGTTTTCAAGATGGTTAATACAAAACCATGTTATGAGATAACACTCAAGAATGGTGAAAAGATAAGAGCAACGCAGGATCACAAAGTGTGGTTCGAAGGTGGTTGGCATTCTCTAAAATATGTTGTAAAGTGTTGGAATGAAAGAAATATGGAAAACAATTCCGAACTTCTCAAGGTATGAAGCATCAAATTTCGGTAGGTTGAGATCCTTGAACTATAAAAGAACTGGTAAGGTTCGTATTTTGAAACCTGCAATGAGTAAAGATGGATATATGAAAACAATGTTACTCGATGATAGTGGGAGATATAAGAGTTGGACTGTTCACTTGTTTGTTATATTGGCATTTATTGGAGAGAAACCAAAGGGGTTAGAGGTGAATCACAGAAACGGGGTAAAAACAGATAATCGTATTGAGAACCTTGAATATGTAACAAGAAGTGAGAATGTATTGCATTCATTTCTGCATGGACTTGAGAAACCTTTGAGAGGGGAGGATAATCCAACTGCAAAACTAACAAACGAACAGGTTCTCGAGATAAGAGGGTTTGTGAGAAAACAGAGGGAAAATGGTATTCGATATTACGGGAGAAAGAAACTTGCTCAAAAGTATGGAATATGTGAGAGTCATCTGAAAGACATAATCTCTATGAGGAGGGGTGTATGGAGTCATATTTGAAACTTGAAGATATTGCAGAAGTTAGAGAAGTCAACCTTGATGTTGTATATGATATAGAGGTTGAAGATAACCATAATTACTATCTTGACTGTGGCAAACCAATACTTGTTCACAACTCCTCAAAGACATGGAGTATATTCCAATATCTCATGTTTGATGTAGCACTTGCAGGAAAGAAGGAAACATTGACCATTGTGAGAGATAAACTCACATGGATCAGGTCAACACTCCTCAAGGACTTTGAAGAGATGACATTGATGTATGGTATCAAAACAACTCCCGAAATAAACCTCAATCGACAAGATCAAGTTTACAAGATCAATGGAACAGAGTTCGGGTTCTTTGGATTAGATTATCCTCAGAAACTTCATGGAAGAAAGCAGGACAGGTTTTGGATCAATGAAGCAGTTCCCGAAGCATCAAAGATGTCTTTTGATCAGTTAGAACAGAGAACAGAAATCGGTGGTTTCGTTGACTATAATCCTATTGATGACCAACATTGGATATTTGACCTGCAGAAGCGACCTGATGTGAAGATGCTCAAATCTAGTTGGAGAGATAATCCATTTCTTGCTCAACCTATAATCAACAAACTCCTCTCCTATGAACCAACACCTGAGAACATTGCACAAGGGACTGCAGATCTGTATATGTGGGAAGTGTATGGTCAAGGTAACAAGGCAAGGTTGCAAGGAACTATATTCAACAATTGGGATATTGTCGAGAGTATTCCTGAAGAAGCGAAATTTCTCGGTTATGGGTTGGACTTCGGGTTTACAAACGATCCAACAGCAATGGTTGGTTTGTATATGATGGATAATGAACTATATGCAGATGAAGTGCTATATCAAACAGGAATGACCAATCAGGATATTGTAAAGTATCTTGAATTGCTCGAGATAAAGAGAAATGATGATATTGTTGGAGATTCAGCAGAACCAAAAAGCATTGAGGAAATATACAGGAGTGGGTTCAATATATATCCTGCTGAGAAAGGTGTTGACTCTGTGAAGTTTGGTATTGACCTGCTAAANAGTTTCAAGTTACATATTACNAGGAGATCTATCAACTTGGAGATGGAATTGAGNAGATATAAGTATGCAGAAGATAAAAATGGAAGATCTTTGAACAAACCGATTGATGCTTTCAACCATCAAATTGATGGACTCAGATATATTGCTACAGCGAAACTCAGAAGGAAATCAGAGGTCAAGGTTTACTCAAAAGAAGATTTGGGTTTCTAGGGTATTTGACACCACCCGTTGCACAGCATAATATATTGATACAATTGTTGAATGAAATGAGATGATATAACTTCATATTATACAAAAGATGTTTACAATTCCAAAGAGTTCTCAGATTACTGTTCAGCAAATCAAAGATGCAATTGCATACAACGAAGATCTAAGAAAGACATATGAGTATCTTGATAGATATTATCTAGGAGAGCATGACATACTCAAGAGAAAAAAGAAGGGAACAAAGATCAATTCCAAGTTAGTTACAAATCTTTGTAAGTATATATCCGATATCAATGTTGGTTATTTGCTTGGAAATCCTGTTGAATATCAGGTCAAGTTGACTGATGCAAAAGGTGATCCTGTGTATGATATTTCGGTGATCCTTGATCAATATAAGAAACAGAGTATTGCTGATGAAGATCATGTTNTTGAGCAGGGTTGCTCAATATTGGGTAATCAATACGAATACACATATGCATATGGAAACGATGTTCACTCTAAGAAGTTAGACAATAGAAACTGTATCCTCATTTACGATGACACTATGGAGCATGAGAAGTTATATGGAATCATTTACGATATAGAGATGAAGTCGGACAAAACAA